GAACGAGCACTTGAAACTGCAACAGCGCGAGGGATTGAAATTGGTATGGGTTCGAAAAAGATCAAGACTGAGAAGCAGCAAGCAGCTGCGTCCCATAAGGACGTTGCTAAACTTCGAGCTAAGCAAAAGCTTAAGGCTAATGTTTATCTTAACTCACTCTTGGATCCTATTGGGTTTGGTCCTGCTTCCATTCCTGACTTGGTTCCGTACCCATCTACCCCTTTCTCTCTCAAGCAAATTGTCCCTATCACCACCTCTTCCACGGGTGAATTTACCTTGATCTGTAATCCTTGGCCTATTAATTTGTACTCGATTAATCAATCGAGCTTGCCCTATATTTTTCAGGCTTCGGCTTCCTTCAATGCATCCCAGGCTGCTGTTATTCAACAGACGTTTTCGTCTCTGCGTCCAGTATCTGGTATTGTCAATGTTAGGTTTCGTGGAAATATCACGAACACTCAAGGTATGGTTTGCGGTTGTCTTATTAATCCGCATGAGACGCTCCCTGTTAACTACACCAATTTTACTCAGTATGCTATGTCTAAAGAACTTCCTATGGTCGATGGTCTTTCAGTTCTCTGGAAGCCCACCGATCAGTTTTGTGACAAGTACACTGACTCCAATTGGCAATTCCTTAATTCTACTGTTTATGAATCTTGGGATCAGCCTGTAGCTTACAATGGTGGTGTGCCTCTCCCCCAGGTTTTTCATGGTTTGGGTTTTGGCCCTCCTAATGCTGGCTTTTCTTTTAATGCGTGGGGTTTTAATGATGGGTCTAATAACTATATAGTTGACCGTCAGAATACTTGCCCCGCCATTTTGTTAGCCGGTTCTGGATTGGCTGAGTCCGCTCCTAATTTAATTGAGGTGGAAATGGTTTGGAATTTTGAGGCATTGTTGTCCCAAAACACTTATTCTCCTGCTGCTAGCGCTGGTGCTTCCACAGTTGACCTTGCTCAGTATTATCAGGCTCGCAAAATTATGGCAGATGTGCCAACTGTTGCCCCTGTTAAGGCTGTTGAAAAGAAGGGCTTCTGGGACTACGCTGGTCCAGTAATTGAAAAAGTGTCCGGGCGCCTCGTTGATGCAGGTCTTCATTTTCTCGGCTTGTAGTAGTTTCTTAGTTTTTGTCGCCATTCATGTGAATATGATTCCAACTGCCCCTGGCTTAAGTTGTCACAGGGTTCTTAACTGTTAAAAATTGCGGATGACACATACTGTCTGGTTTGGCGACCATTACTCGGCACCTAATGCAACCCACAATTCATTTTCTCTAATCTCATAGTACTGTAAATAGTCTTTTGTTTTTATTTCTTTTTAGACTTTAAATCAAACTTTTTTCTTTCTTTGTCATTAAGGAAGACTGATAGGAGGTCGGCCAACCTCCGTGTAAGTGTACGG